GATGGCAGCGGCAAGGTTGTTTTGAACTTGATGCAGCAGGACTCGCAGGCGATGCGTCTGGTTATGCGTGTCGGGTTCCAGGTGGCGATTCCGCTGTCCCGGTTGACGGGCGCGAAGTCGTATCCGGCGGGTGTGATCACACCGGCGAAGGGTGCGGTGACGCCGCCTCCGACAGGACCGGACGAGTGATGTCGGCTTGGAGTAACGGCGTAGAGACGATCCAGGTGCCCGATGGTGTTCCCACCGGGCACCTGGCGTCTCTGGGCTGGAAACCGGTCGTGTCCGCGCCAGACCGCCCCATGCCGGGTGAACCGGCCACGCCGGCGGCCCGGAACCGGGGCGGCCGTCCCCGCAAGACGACACCCGAGGCGGGCGGGGCGTGATCGTGGCTGTCATCGAGCTGGCCGATTTGCAGGCCATCAACCCGGACATTGACCAGGTGAAAGCTGGGGCGATGATCCAGGACGCGGTTGCGCAGGCCACCCTGGTGGCGCCATGCCTGGCCGACGAGGCCGGTCTGACCGACCTGCAGGTGGCCCAGTTCAAGGCTGTCCTGCGGGCCGCAATCGTCCGCTGGGACGACGCCGGAAGCGGCGCGGTCATCACCGAACAGGACACCGCCGGTGTTTTCGCCCATTCGCAAACGGTCGACTCGTCCAGGCTCCGCAAAGGCCTGTTCTGGCCGTCCGAACTCGACCTGCTGCAGAAGATATGCGGCGCGGGCCGGAAGGCCGGCACCGTCGACGTCACACCCGATATTCCTGCCCGGCGTTCCATCCTGCCGGACATGAGCATCGACGCGTGCAAAGAACTGGGCGGGCCGCTGCCCGACGATCCGTTGCAAGGCGCCCGGCTGTGAAACCCGTCCATACCGTCCAGCACGCCGTCTACATGCCCGGCAAGGACAGTCACGGCGCACCGGTCGACTTGTGGGCCGATCCGGTGCCGGTGGCTGTGTACGGCTGGGCGCTGGCCACGTCCGGCGGGCAAGACAATTTCGAGCAGGGCCGTGACCAAACCACCACCCTGCTTGACCTTCTCGTCCCACCCGGTGTGACCGGCGGGCATCGTGACCAGTGGACGATCCTGGGGCAGCTGTTCGAGCAGGACGGCGACCTGGACGACTACAACCACGGCCCGTTCGGCTACACCCCTGGTGGACGTATACGGCTGAAGAAAGTGAAGGGATAACCGATGGCTGAACTCAAGAGCAAGTGGAAGTGGAATATGGCCGGTTTCAAGGAGGCCCGCACACGTCCCGCCACCGTGTCGGCCGTCGGCGAGCTGTCGTCGTCTGTCTCATCCCGGGCCGGTGACGGCTATGTGAAAGTCGGCCCTGAAATCAGCCGAGGCAAGGGCCGTGCCCGTGCCGCGGTCTTAGCCACCGGCAAGGCGGCCCGTAACGAGGCCAAGAACCACACCCTCGCCGGCATGGCATCAGGGAAACGGGCCTAACCATGTATCCCGACGTTGAAGCCCTCGCCCGGCAACGGCTACTCGATTCCAGTCTCGGCCTGCCAGTATCCACCGCAGTGCCGAAACCGCGCCCCGACCGGTTCATCCGGCTCGTCGCATCCGGCGGCCAACAAGCCACCATCGTGCACCGCGAAACGAAGCTCACCATCGAATGCTGGTCAGCCGTCTCCGAGGAAGACGCCTCACACATGGCCGAACAGGTCTACGAACTGATGGACGCATGGGAACTGGTCCCGGTGTTCACCGGCTGGGCGTCAACCCCATATCCGCAACCCGATCCGAAAACAGGCACGCCACGCTACGTCATGACGTGCATCATCCGAACCCGTGAGGAGGACGAATGAAACTCACCCACCCAACAACCGGCCTGGAAATCGATGTGCCGGACAAGGACGCCGACGGCTGGCAGGCCATCGGATGGAAAACCGGCCAGACGACGCCACCGGCGCCGCCCGACAAGCCAACAGTGACCGCCACACCGGCTGCCGCTGAAACACCAGAAAAGAAGGAGGCACACAATGCCAAGCAAATCTAACGTGATGGCCGGCACCCCGCGGGTAGCCGGATTCATTTTCCGCGCCCCTCTGGGCACACCTATCCCTGTTGACGCGAAGACACCCCTGTCGTCGGCGTTTGTCGAACTCGGCTACGCCTCAGCAGACGGCTGGGCCCGCCAGATCAACAAGTCCTACAATGCGGTCACCGCCTACGGCGGCGACGAAGTGTTGAAGTCCCGTTCCGAACACAGCGTCGGCTTCACGTTGACGTTGATCGAATCGTTGAACGCAGAAACGAACAAGGCCAAGTGGGGTGAGGCTGCGGTGACAGTCACCCCGGCAACCTCGACCTCGGGCCAAACGGTCACAATCTCCTACAAGGGCGCCGACACCGAGGCGGCCGTGTATGTGTGTGACATGGAAGACCACGGCCGGCTGCGCCGCACAGTGTTCCCGAACGCGATCGACACGACAGACTCGTTTGAGCAGACGTTCAACGACTCCGACCCGATCGGCCTGCCGTTCACCTTCTCCGCCTACAAGGACGAGGTCACCGGCTTGTACTTCACCGACTACATGGATGACGGCAAGGTGTTGAAGGCATGAGCGGCGAGAACTACACGCTGCCGCCGAACGTGGCGGCCGCGATGGGCGACCCGCAAACAACCTATCCGGCGCCACCCCCAGTGGCGGTGCCGGCGGCGTTCAACCAGACGGCTGGCCCGGTTCAGGTTGTTGTCAACGGATTGTCGTTGACAGTTGACCCGTCCGCCCTCGATGACGTCGAAATGTTCGATATGCTCAACGAGTTCACCGGCGGCACCGGCCAACTGGCGCTGATACCGGCGATCATCCGGGGCCTGTTCGGCGACCAGTACAAGCTGGTCATGGATGCGATACGCAGCCCCGAAACCCACCGGGTCAGCTTCGAGGCCGCGTCGAAGTTCATCGCCGACACGATGGCGGCGATCAACCCAAACTAGTGACGCTCCTGGCGTTCAACAACAACGACCGGGGTGCGCTCGTAGCCGACATGGCACGGTACTACGGGCACACCCCGGCACAGTTGGCCGCCGGGGGCGTGCCCCTGTCTGATGTTGCGGCGATGGCCGCACACCTGCCCCGTGATTCCGAGTCGATGATGGCACTGTATCCGCCCACCGAGTTCGACTTCTGGTATGACCCGGTGTTCGGCGGCGGCGTCAACACGCAACTGCTGGCCGGGTCGCTTGACCGGTTGACGGCCGCCAACTGGCAGCGCGGCGGCGGCAAATCGGCCCGTCCGCAACCCTTGAAACGTCCCAAACCGCCCACCGTCGCAACAGGCGGATTCGACTCTGTCGACGAGTTCCGCAACTGGTACGCCCGCCAGACCGGGGGACGCCCAACAACAAACACAACCTGATGAAAGGAGGCCACGATGGCTACCGAACTTGGCACCGCCTACCTGTCCATCGTGGCCGAAACATCGAAGCTCGCACCCTCGATTAAAGCTGGTTTCCGGGACGCTGGCGATATCGGGGTTGCGGCGGGCAAGGCCAGCGGCGGAAACTTCGTCACGAACGCCGTCAAGAAAATCGGAAAGATCGCTATCGGCGCCGGGGTCGCCGCTGCTGGTGTCGCGGTTGGCACGGTTATCACTAAAGGCATGACGAGAGCGCTCGATATTCAGCAGGCAACCAAGAAACTGGAAGGCCTCGGTCACTCTGCCGATTCGATCAGCTCGATCATGGATTCGGCGCTCAAGTCGGTGAAGGGCACCGCCTACGGGCTAGGTGACGCTGCCGGTGTCGCCGCGATGATGGCTGCCTCCGGTGTCAAAGTCGGCGACGACATGACCCGCACACTGACCGCGATAGCAGACGTATCGGCCATATCTGGACGGTCAATGACCGAGATGGGGGCGATCTTCTCAAAGGTCGCCGCCAAGGGGAAACTCGACGGGATGTCGCTCAACCAGCTTGTCGAGTCTGGTATCCCGGTGCAAGAACTGCTATCGAAACAGCTCGGTGTAACGCAAGAGCAAGTCTCCAAAATGGTGTCGCAGGGCAAGATCGACTTCGCCACGTTCCAGGCAGCCATGGAGGCCGGAATGGGCGGATCAGCGCTCAAAACCGGCGAAACGTTCAAGGGCGCGCTCGACAATGTGGGTGCCGCCGCTGGCCGCCTCGGGTTGATCTTTACAGGCCCGTTCGTTGACGCGATGCCTAACGCGTTCAATGCGGCTAGCAAAGCCATCGATCATGCGACACTGCTACTCAAACCATTCGCTAGTCATATTGCTGAAAAAATCCAGCCAGCGATCGACGGTGTCGCCCACGTCCTCAACGACCTGGCAGCCGGAAACAGCTTGAAAGTGGCCCTTGCAAATATAGGTGTCAGCTTCAGTGATTGGCTCGGCCCGATCAGTTCGGTCGTTTCTGGGCTGTCCCCGATGCGTGTCATCTTCGAGACGTTGAAGGGCATCCTGCCTGACATTGTCGACTTCTTCGGCCGCATAGGTGACGCGCTGAAACCCGTCCTACCAGCCATCGGTGACGTTGGCGCGAAACTTGGCGAACTCGGCGGCAAGGTCGCCGACGCGGCCGCCACAGCGCTACCGAAAATCTTGGATATCGCTGCCGGTCTGGCCGAGAAACTGATCCCGAAAATCCTTGAACTCGCCGACCGTGTCCTGCCACCCGTGGTCGACCTGGTGGGGACAGTTGCGGACGCGTTCGCCAAGTTCGCACCGAAAGTCGCCGACGCCGCCGGCGGCCTCGCGTCCAGCCTTATCCCGGCGCTAGCCGATCTGGCGGGCACTGTCCTGCCGCCCGTGATTGATATCCTCACGAAACTGGCCGATCTGCTGGGGGAGCATCCCGGTTTGGTTATGGGGGCGGTCGCAGCGTTCGCCGGGTTCAAGGGCGTCGAGGCGGTAGTCGGTGGCGTGCCGAAGGTCCTTGGCGGCGTCTCGACCGCGTTGTCGGCAATCTCAATGCCAACCGGGGTGTTGGCCAACGTCAAAAAGTCGTTCACCGACATCAAGGACAGCGCCGAGTTCGCCATCGACACGGTGTCGGCGAACTGGCAAATGTTCTCTGCCGGGTTGAACGGCGAAAAGTTCGGTGGCCTGGCGAACAATCTCGGTCAACTGGTTGGCAAGTTCGGTGATGTCGCCAAGGCTATCGCTGGCGGCGTCAAGCAGGCCGCTCTGTGGGTCGCGGAGCACGCGAGAATGGCCGGGGCATCACTACTGAGCGGGCTGTCCAAGGTTGGTGCCGCGTTCAAGGACATCGGCAAGGCTATCGCTGGCGGTGTCAAGCAGGCCGCTCTGTGGGTCGCCGCGCAGGCACGGACTCTCGCAGCAACGGTCGCCTCCACGGCCGCAATGATCGCCCAAAAGGTTGCCCTCATCGCCCAAAAGGTTGCGACCGGGATCGCAACAGCCGCGCAATGGCTGATGAACGCGGCCATGACCGCGAACCCCATCGGAATCATCATCGCCGCTATCGCGGCCCTGGTCGCCGGGCTGGTTTGGTTCTTCACAAAAACCGAGCTGGGCCGCCAAATCTGGCAAGGTTTCGTCGATTTCCTCGGCGCCGCCTGGGAGTGGCTGAAGAACCTAGCCGTGACGGTGTTCACCGCGGTCGCAAATTTCTTCACCGGGCTGTGGCAAGGCATAAGCGATACGGCCTCCACAGTCTGGAACGCGATTGTCGGGTTCTTCACAGGCTTGTGGCAGGGCCTGGTTGACGGCGCCGTCGCCATCTGGTCTGCGATCACCGGATTCTTCAGTGACCTGTGGGACGGTATTCAATCTGCCGCGGTCGCCGTGTGGACGGCAATCTCTAGCTTCTTCGTCGGCCTATGGCAGGGCATCGTCGACACGGCAGTCACCATTTTCATCGCTATCGACACGTTCCTGACTGGACTCTGGGATGGGATCAAGAACACGGCTAGCACCGTGTGGAATGCCATCAAAACAGCCGTCATGACGCCCGTCAATGCTCTGAAGTCCTTCCTCGAAGGCGTGTGGACCGCCATCTCCACCGCAGCAGGCAACATGGCTGAAGGCATCAAGAGTTGGTTCTCTACGGCTTTCGGCGCTCTCGCCGGCATCATCAAGGCACCCATCAACGCCGTGATTTCCCTCATCAACGGCGCCATACGCGCCATCAATAGCATCTCGGTGGATATTCCGTCATGGGTGCCGAACATCGGCGGGAAACACTTCGGCTTATCCCTGCCAACGATCCCGATGCTGGCAGCCGGGGCGACAGTGCTGCCGCGTACTGGTGGCACATTGGCGATCCTCGCTGAGGCTGGACGTCCGGAGTCAGTGGTGGACACCGGAATGATGAACCAGATGATGGACCAGATCAACGCCAGGTTGGATATTGATTTAGACACTCAAACCGACAATGGCGAAGTGCTGCTGGTGCTCCGCCAGATCCTGGCATTACTTCTTGGTCTGTCGCTGGATGAGGTTGAAGGTCTGCTGCGCCAGATTCGTGACCAGGGTTCGCGTCGGTTTGAACGCATGAATGGGGTGTTGTGATGGCCACAGTGCTCACGGTATCGTTCCCGACGATCAACGCGATCATCGACCTACTGGCCGACGAGATCAGCACGAACCCGGCCAACAACACGTCCGTCCTGAACTGCTATCTGCGCAGCCGTGACAACACGTGGGGCCCTGTTGCCGGTGGTGTCACGGATGCGACCGGTGTTGTACAACGATTCGGTTTACCGTCCATTCCTGGCGGCACGACACAGGGCCCTTGGCCTATCACTTGTGTGCATAACCCTAATGGGTCGTTGACGGCGAAACTGTTCATTTTCGTCAACTCGACGAATGCGAATGACCCGGCGAACCTGGGTAAGGAAGTATTCGTCACAACGACACTGCCGCTGACTACTCTGATCCGAATCCCAGGCACACCGACTGACCCGGTGCTGACATGGATTTCGGATTCCGAGTTGAACGCGGCATGGACCAGGAACGAATCTGGTAACAATGCGGCAACCCAGACGGCGTTGAGCGTCGCACATGATGGCATCACCGACTCGATCATCGTTGGGCCGACGTCGTCACTGCGCATCCCAACCGCACCGAACCGCCGCACAGCGTTCGGTGTCACGATGGGTAACGGCGCCGGGTGGTCACCTTGGTCGACGCAATCCAATTTCGCCTGGACCACGCCAGCACCAGTATCGAACGTGAAAGCTACACGCTCCGGGCTGGACATTGTTGTTAACTTCACCGACAACACTACCTATTCGGAACGCCAGTTCCTCATTCAACACGGCACTGTGACGGGTGGGTTGATCGCCTGGGATTCGGGGAATCTCGCCACAGTGGCGGGTGGGGCGACTGCTGGCGGGAGCTTCACATTCACTCATGTCGCGCCAACTCAGGGTGTCATGCATGTGTATCGGGTTGCTGCGCAAACTACCGATGCGAACCATTTGACATCAGCGTTCGTTCAGTCGAACACGGCGGCACCGCCAACACCTCCGAACATCCCGACGTGGGCCTCTCAGGCGCCGGTTGCCGCCGCCACAAAGACGTTGCTGGTGCGGTGGAACCACAACACAGCCGACTCGTCCCCGCAATCAGCGTTCGCTCTCAGGTATTCAAGCAACGGCGGGTCGACGTGGACGAATGTCGCGAAAACCGCGTCGACGGCTAGCCAATACACCCTGCCAGCGTTTGCGACTGGCACGGTTTTGACTGTGCAGGTGATGACGTGGGGGATTGCCACCACTGGTGGCAGTGATGGGGCTGGCGGGTCCCCGTGGTCTAACTCGTTGACTATCACCTATCGGACGTCCCCGGTAGTGACCGTGACATTCCCGGCAAACAATGGGACGGTTACGACGTCGTCGTTGTGGGTGGTGTTGGGGTTCTCGCAGGCGGAAGGGGCCCGGGCGGTGCAGGCGGTGATCGTCTTGTCGCAGGGTGGCACGGTGTTTGACCCGGTGACCACCACCACGTTGCCGGGGACGGCGCTGCCGACACATTTGGATACCGGGCTCACCTATGGGTTGCAGGTGACAGTGACGGATTCGAACGGGTTGACGGGCACAGTGTCAACATCGTTCAAGGTGTTGTATTCGCCGCCGGTCGCGGCGATCGTCAAGCCGACCTATCTGCCAGATTCTGGCAGGACACAGTTGGATGTGACGGTTCCGGTCGCCGGGGCGTCCGAGATTCCCGCGAAAGAGCTCACCGTCACCAGGCAGCTGTTTCAGACACCACCAGACCCTGCGACTGTGGGGCGTTCGAACCTGATCGCTGACCCGCGGGCCACATCCACAACCCTGTGGCCTGCGGCAACGAACTCGACCCGAACAATCATCACGGGCGCAACGGACGGGCCCACCCTCCCAGACGGCACGACTGCGGCCAGTTATGCACGTTTCACCTACAATGCGGACTCCGTGAACGGCCATGGCGGTTTCATCCCGGCGATACCGGCGGCAGACATCTATCCGGCTGGCACCCTGGTCGCAACCTCGCTGTATGTCCGCTCGTCAGTCGCCCTCAATATGGGGACCAGAGGGCAGTCCCGGTCGTCCACGAATGTCGCAACGTCGTTTGGTGCCATCAACTACCAGCCTGTACCAGCGAACACATGGACCAGGCTGACAGCCATCGCCGCCGTTTGGGTTGCCGGCGGCGCGTTCTACGCCAGATATTATGTGTCTGGCACTATCCCGGCTGGCGCTGTCATCGACGTGACGTGTGCCATGGCTGAAATACTCAGTGACCTGCCGGTGATAGGCCCAAACCTGATCCGCGACCCAGGGTTCGCCACGGACTCCGGCACCGACAATCTGACGACATCCACTGCCGGAACCGGCGCACCACCATCAACCGTTCCCGCGTTCAACGCGACCGGGTTCGCGGGACCAATTCCGCCACCCGCCGCCACATATGGGCGTGTCGGGTTGAACAACAATATCTATGCGCGTGGCCCGTTGGGCGGCGCTGAGGGCATCACCACGTCGCCCGGACGGCGATACCGCGTTTCAATGGATGTCGCCTATGCGGGGACGACCGTGCCAGGTGGTGTGCAAAGTTTCCGCTTCACATATTCGTCACGGCAGAACGGCACGTGGGCTGGTGCGGGGTTGTTTGGCCCCACTGTCCCGATCGGCACAACCCCCGACAGCCAGTTCACCCATTACACAGATGTGATCACAATCCCTGCCGGAGTTGACTCATTCCGTCCAGGATTCGCCACAAACTATTCAACAGCGGTCAGCCCGTATGCCGAATGGTGGATGACGAACTGGCAAGTCACCGAGATCCCAGCGGATAACGTCTATTGGGACTCGTTGTTGACCACCAACTTCGCGCAAGGCCCGATCGACGACCCGGAAACGTTGGTCGACCGGCGACCTTTCACAGCAGGCGACATGACCATCATTGACATGACACCATCCGTTCACGGCGTCAACATATACCAAATCACCACCTGGTCTGCTGACGAAACCGCCACTACCGTCACCGAAATAGTGGTCACCACCGAGAACATGTTGGCGTTCATCAACAGCGGCAACCAATACGACCAGCAGGTTTCAGTGTGGGGCGATTTGACGTTAGGGTCCAGTCCCGGCCGCCAACAGGCACTCGTCGACATCGAGGATGCCGATCTACCCGTGTCAATGTTCGGTACCCGCCGCAACCTCACAATCCCAGTAACAGCCACCCTCATCGCCGACACGCCCGCTGAAGTGTTCAAGATTGAAAAGCAGCTGCAAACCGCTGAACTGGTGTGCTACAGGGACCCGACCGGGCGCCGCATCTTCGGCCAGTACGCCGGGGGAATCGCCGGCTGGAAAGCCGGCCTGGCCAAGTTTTCGTTCACAATCAAAGAGTCAAACTGATGGGCGACATCATCATCGGTGCGACCCGGCCCGGGCAGAACAAACTCACCGAACATCGGGTCACCCACTGGAGTTACGAAATCCTGGAACATGACCCGGCCAGCGGCGTTGACTCCACCCTCGGATGGCTTGACGGTGTCACCTCATGCGTCATTGACGGAGTGCTGAACACCCCGATCAAATGGTCAGGTGACCTCACCGTCACACAACGTCCCCGCCCGGCGGCCGGAAAAATCAGTCTCACCGACATCAACATTTACCACCATCGTGTCCGCCCATGGATGCACATCGACGGGCTGGAGGACTGGCCCAACGGCATACCGTGGGGCATCTATGTCCAAACCGATGCGCCACGCACGTTCACAGGGATCGACGAGTCAGTCAAAATCGGATTGAATGACAAAACGATCCGGCTAGCGCAAGATTCTGTGACCGAAACATTCGTCGCCGATGACAGCAAACCAATCCTCCAATGGGTCCAAGCCCTTGTCCAGTCCGCCGGCGAAACCGTCACCGTGGACCTGCGTGACACGCAAACCGGGTTCATGATCAGGCCAGCCGGCACATCGAAACTCGAGATCATCAACGATCTGCTGAAGATCATCAATTTCAACTCCATCACGATCGACCGTTGGGGACAGTTCGTGGTCACCCCGATCGTGAAACCGTCCCAGCGGCCGTCAATGTTCAATTGGGCGCCGAAAACGGTGTACACCCCGAACTACACGATCCACCGTGACCTGATGGTGCCGAACCGGGTTGTCGCGCTGTCGACCGGCACAGAAGATGAACCACCGCTGGCCGGTATCGCCGAGAACCACAACGCAGATTCCGACTTCAGCATCGAGAAACGCAATTTCGTTGTCTCCCACACGTTGGACGGCCAGGAAGTCCCAGACGGGGACGACGACTCAAAAGTCGCCTCTTTGGAGGCCAAAGCGTTGCAGTCGTTGATAGCAATGTCATCCCCGGCGGCCGCCACCGAACTGACGTTGCTGCCGCAAATCAACTGGCTAGGCGACGTGGGCCAGTTCAACTCTGCCCGGGCCAAGGTGGATGCGTTGAACGTGATCACCAAGCTGCACTTGGAGTCCCCTTTTGATGCGTTGATGGATGCGAGCCTCCAAGAGGTGATCACCATATGACGACATGGACATGGGCGACTGTCACGAAAACTCAGCCGCTGCGAATCACTCTCGATGGACTCGCCGAGAAAGAGTTGCCGTTCACGCCGGTTCGGATCGGCGACACGGCCGGCTTGGTGGTGGGGCAGCGGGTGTGGTGCCAGATGGAAGGTGTCGCCATCATCATCCATGCGGTGTCACCAGCGCCCCCATCACAGCCAGGGCCGCCGGTTCTCGCCGTGATGAACGGGCCATGGATGGAGGAACACCTGGTTGACAACCAATACCGGTGGACGATGCCATACACCCTGCCGTCTATCGCTGTCACGACCGCTGAAGGCCAAGGTTTCACCAGTGCGGGCACCGCCATCCCAGTAGCTACGCCATCTGGGGCGACAATCACCGCCCTGAACGCCTACGCATCCGGTGGCGACCGCTATTGGCTGGCCACCAATTTGAGCAACTGGCAAATCCGAATCAAAACGTTCGTGTCAGGCACGATCGCACTGCCAGTCACGTTCGTCTTGTTCGGCACAAAACCATAAGAAAGGAAACACCGTGAAACTCTATCTCTCACCATCCAACCAATACACCAACCCCTACTGGTCTGGTGTCGGAGGTAACGAACGCCTCTGGATGAACCGCGTGTGCGACGTCGTCCAACGTGAACTGATCAAGAACCACCAAGTGATCCGTGCCGGCCTCGACGTCCCCATCGCGACCCGCGCCGCCGAAGCCAACAAAGCCGGCGTCGACTTGTATTTGGCGATCCACTCCGACGGCGCCAACGGTCAAGCCCGAGGCACCACCGCATTCTGCTACCCAGGATCGGCCAACGGCCTCCGCTTCGCCCAAGCCGTCAACCAGCGCATCATGGCGATTTATCCCGGCCCGAACCGTGGCATCAAAACCGACAACAAGCTGGTTGAGCTGAAGGACACCAACGCTCCCGCCGTCCTCGTCGAAGTCGCCTTCCACGACAACCCAACCGACGCCCAATGGATCGCTGGGAACGTCGAAGCAATCGGAGTCGCGTTGGCCAAAGCCGTCAACGACTATGCTGGCATTACCAGCCCCGCGCCGTCCACACCCGCCCCAACACCGGCCCCCGTCCCGGCGCCCGCGACCGGCCACCCAACCCTCAAACTCGGCGCATCCGGGCCTGACGTCGAACTGGCGCAGATTCTCCTCAACAAGAAAATCAACGCAGGACTGGCCATCGACGGCGCCTACTGGAAACTGTCCGAGCGTGCCGTCCGCGCCCTGCAGACCCTGTACGGCATCGACATTGACGGCATCTGTGGCCCGAACACCTGGAAAATCCTGGAGTCCTAACCACCATGTCTATCGGCGACATCATCTTCGTGGCGGCCGTCACCCTGGCGGCCGCCTGGATGGTCGCAACATCCCTCCACGACCACAAACACGGCTACTGAAAGGACACACCCGTGGACATC